ATGGAGAACAAATTGGTTACTGTCATTTACGACAGAAGAAAGCTTTCAGCAAAGAAAGGCATGGGTTACCTTGAAGTAAGGGTGAATTTGGGTCATAAGGTCCGCAAATACATTACTTTGTGTTACACTTCGCCCGACGAATGGGAGAAAGAGGCTGCTTCAGATGAAGCAAAACTCATTATAAAGAAATGTGAGGATATTCTGATTGCAATGTCTGTGCTTGGCGAGGAGTCCAACATTGAAAATTTTAACAAGCACTATTCCGGTGAGGAAAAGAAGGCAAAGCCGACAAAAGCAGTAGATGCATGTATTGGGAATGTACCGCACGAAGAAACAACTGATGAGGAGCCGGATACTTCTAAAAAGAGCTTTCTCAAATACATGGAGATTGCTCTTGATGCAGAAGAACTGCGTGAAGGAACACGCAAGCACAAGAAGTGTGTGATTGATGCTGTCCGTGCTTTTGGTAAGCTGAACACCTACGGCGACTTGACGGCGAAGAAGATTATGGCGTTCGATACTTGGCTCCATAACGGCACGAGAACGGATGTCACCTGCTACGGCTACCACAAGAACCTGCGCAAATGGGTTCGCCAGCTGTTCCAGATGGGCGACATCAAGCAGGATCCGTACAAGTTGGTGACTATCCGCCGCGGCAAGTGCAAGGAACGTGAGCCTCTGACCGAGGACGAGCTGAAGAGTCTGAGGGCACACAAGTTTGAGGGCAAGCTGGACAGGGTTCGCGACCTCTTCATCTTCGCCGCTTACACTGGACTCTCTTTCTGCGACAGTCAGAACTTCAACTTCGAGACGATGACGAAGAAGGTGGGCAAGATGTACTACATCGATGGCAGCCGTATCAAGACCGAAACTAAGTTCTTCACTCCGATTCTCTCTCCGGCAATGGCGGTACTTAAGAAGTACGACTACCAACTGCCTAAGATAAGTAATCAGAAAGCCAACGACTACCTTCATGTGATACAGATGGAGATGCACTTCAGGCAGAAGTTGACTTTCCACGTGGCTCGCCACTCCTTCGCGACTCTCGCCCTCTCTCATGATGTGCCGATTGAGAATGTAGCCCGTATGCTCGGGCACCAGGACATCAAGACGACTCAGATTTATGCTAAGATTCTCCGCACATCAATCGAGCGTCACGCTACCGCTCTGCAGAGCAGCATCAGATAAGACACGATAGAACACTCCCTTTAATAACTGCGACTTTCCTGACTCATGGAAGGTGGCAGTTATTTTTTCACAGATATACCGCTGTCCTCTTATGTGGAAGAGCGCCCGTGGGTTTGGTATCGTGTCGGATAGGAATGAGAACGTGTATTTCTTCTTTCCGTCGATCTGATGCATCACACTGCGCATGGAGTTGGCTATACCTTCGTTGAGTCGCAATGTGAATATTGATGTACTGAAGGCGAAGTCGTCAAAGACCTCCACCTTATCTATTATAGGGTGCGGCTGTCGTCCTGCCGTTATTTTACTACCGTCCCAGAAGCCGACATATATGCATGAGAAGTATTCCTGTCCGTTGTCCTTCTTTCCTTTCGATATTTCAAGACTCGCCCTTCCTTGTGCGAGGTCTCCGGCGTTGTAGTCCAGTGTCGGGTCTGCTCCATTCGACTTCCGATTGTATGTAATTGTTCCATATATGTCGTCGGCTTGGGATATTGATCCGTTTGCATCTTCTTTCACAACAGCGTTTTCCCCCATCTCTCCGCAGTCCAGGAAGAGCACGTTGCCGTATTTGTCGTCCGTTCCCTCTATCCATGCCGGCACGATTTTCAGTTCTATGTCTTCTGCGTCGTCACCTGCGTACATCGGTCCGAACTGGTTGATTGGCAGCAGACGGTTATAGTAGCGGTAATACTTGTTGCCATTGAGCTTCTTCACGTACACGGACTTGTAGCAGTACATCACAAAGTATGTGTCGTTCTCTTCGCAGTAGTAGAGGTTGTGTCCGGTGGATGCTGGCGGATAGCCTCGGTAGTAGCTCGTTAGGCTTCCGGTGTTGAGCGTGGTCTTGTACACTCCGCTCTCCTTCAGTGTCTTCACAGCATCAATGAGCGTGACCATGTTGGGGAACGACCTTGCCTTTTGTCTGTTCGCCCGTATGTACCAGTCACAGGTGTAGTAATCCCACAGCAGTGCGTTGTTGTCTGCATATCTGAGGTTGCATGAAGCCAGGTACTTCGATTCGTCCTCCTTAGATACCTCTGCAGTAAAGCTATCCACTACCTTATCAATGAGCACGTTTCCTGCCGTTTCCGCCATCTTGTTTGAGAAGTGGAATAAGATATTCTTGGCTTTATGTGAGATGTCGAACTCACCGAAGAGGAAGTTTTCAAGCTGCTCGAAGAACTCCGTGAGCGTCCAGTGTGGCAGCGCTTTTGCAAAATTCCACATCTCCCATGAAGCCGGAAGTGTATTGCAGATGAGCAGGTATTTGTATTGTGATTTTTCTATTTCCGAGAAGTCATGCGTGTACCCGATTCCCTTGCATATCTTCTTCAATATATATAATAGGTATGGCTGGAAAGTGTGCTCTTCCTTCGGGAACTCGAATCCGGTGACGGCGTGTGATCCTACAATGCAGGGGTTGTGTATGTTTCCAGAGTGGTTGTTCACCCACGGCAGCGGCACATATCCGAATCCGTAGATAAGTGAGCTGGAAGTGATTCCGGTTCGCTTTGCCGGGTATCCCAGTTGCAGCTCATTCAGATAGATTTCATCGAAAGTCTCGTCAAAGTTCTGTTCGCTTCTTCCCTCCAAGAACTGCGTTTTCACTTCTACGTCCGAAATTTCCGTGATAGTTATGGAGCCAGACTTCAGGAAGGCACCGTCGCGTATGTCACAATCGAACGCCACCTTAGAGCTGGTGAAGTCAGCTCGGTGTATGTGTCCAAAGATTGCTATGTTCTCCGGGCATCCCTTCAATGGGAAGGTGATGGTCATGGTGTAGCTGTCGCTACCCGTAAACAGTCGGTTCTCGAAGATGAAGTCAAACGAAGTGTTCTTCTTCAGATAGGCTTGTTTGCCATTAATAATAATTTCCATTACTTACGTCTTGATTTAGGAGTTTTGTTTCTCATTAAAATACTATATTCATCCTGCGCTTGCTTGATGCCAGTGTCACCCGTGACCGTGTTCACCGTGACAAACGGCTCGCTCAACCGCTTCTCTAACTGCTTCATCGTGTCGGCATAACTCTGCATAGCCATTGTGTTCTGCACGATTGCCGCTGTAGCCAGCCCGTCCGAGTGCTGCTGCACGACGATCGGCTGCTGATTCGGTGTTGTATATGAAGCTGGCGCAATAGTCCGGCTCACATCATCGGCTCGTAAGGATCCGATGGTGTTAGTCCGCTGCGCATAGTCCAGGGCGTTGATGATGGGACGCGCAACCGGGTTGGCAAGCATCTCCTGCGACGCCACCCATTCCCCGGCATGAACCACGCCCACCTCTTGGAACTTGGAGCCTTTCGGAGTGAAGCCACCCTTTGCATAGCCCTGGCTTTCACTCGCTTGCTGCTGCTTTTTGATTGCAGCAATCTGAATTGCTCCTGCAGCCACCGCCATTGCAGCAGCCACTGGTGCCAGGATATAACCCACAAGCGGAATTGCCGCTGCCGAGCCATACGCCGATATGGCGTTCTGTGCCGTCTGCGCCACCGCTTGAATGACCTGCATTGCAAACATCTTTTTGTTCGCCTCGTTCTTTTTCTTTGCCAGCTCCTTCTGCTTCTGCTCCTCGAGTTTCTTCACCTTGTAGTTGTTGCCCTCCGCTTGCGATATCTCCTTGTCATACCGCTTCTCGATGGCAGCAGTCTGTATCTCCAGTTCCGCCTGAATGAGCGAAGTCATACCCGAAAATATTGAAGACATGCCCGATGTGAGCGTGTCGAAAGAACCCTGCACCGCCTGTCCGAGGTCCGAGTTCAGCCACTCCGTGATGTCCTCCGTCATGTTTTCGAGGAAGTTCTTGCTTGTGTCGTTATACTCCTGGCCGTACTTCTTAGCCAGTGCCACCTTTGCCTTTTGATACGCTTCCTCGATGCGCAGCTTCTCCTTTGCGTCGTTGCCGGCTGCTTTTATCTCTTGGGCATATACTTCATCTAAAGCGGAAGAGTCCTTATCATACTTCTCCTTCTTCTCCGACTTGTTATCCCCGAAATAGTCCTCTTTTATTTTGGCAAGCTCTTTCTGATGCTTCTTCTCGTTGTCCTCGATGGTCTTCTGATTACGCTTTTGGTTTTCAACGAGCTTATTCTGATAATTTTTCTGCGCTTGCAACTGCTCCTTCGAGCCTTCCGTGTAGACCTTCGTCAAACGGCGCAGATGCTCCAACTCCATGAGTTCAAGCGCATCATCAAACGTCTTTTGGTCTACCTTTCCATCAATGTACCGCTGTTTCTCCGTAGCAACAAGTTCATTATAGTAGTCGTTCTCCTGTTTCGCCGACTGCACATTCTTGTCATCAACGAGCTTCTTCTTTGCCTCATAGAACGATGCTTCAGCCTCCATCTTCTGCTCCGTCGATGCCTTTTTGTTCGCCATGACCTTCTGATTATACTCGATATCAATTTCCGTCATGCGGTTCGTGTAGTCCTCGAAGTCCTTCTCACCTTTGGCATACGCAATGCGGTTGAGAGCTTGTTCCCTGGTCTTCCAGTCCTTCTCCTTCTTCAGCACGTCCTCGGTCTTCGTTTTCTTGTCGTTGGATCCAGGATTGAAGTCCGTGTCCTGCTTCGTCTCGGTCTGTTGCTTCTTCACCTCCTCCACGGCATCCTTCTTGATGTCGTCGCCGTACACGTCGGTTATAGCCTTTTCGCGTTCATCGAGTGCAGCGAGCTTAGCGTTAGTTTTCTCCAGTGCCCACTTGTGCCTGACTCTTGGACCGTTCGCAGAAACGACCGCCACGCCTCCGTATGCAGAAGGAAGATACTTGTCTTTCTCGGACTTTTTCACATCCTCGTCCACTATCTTCTGCTGTTTCTTCTGCTCAATCTTCAGCTCTGCACGCTCCTTTCCTATCTCCTTCAGCTTGTCCTTGGCACCCTCAATCTCGTACTTTCGTATGAGCGATTTTATATAGTCGTCGAGCGCTTTCTTGTTCTCCTTGTACTTGCCAGTGGTGTCGTCCAGCTGTCCGTTGTATTCCGGAATGATCTTGTTGAGTTCGTCAATCGCCGTGTGTCTGTCCTTCAGCGACTGCGTTTCATCGCGAGCCACCGCAATAAGCGCATCAATCTTGTTTTTCTCGTCGATGATGCCTTCCTGCCCACGCTTGCGTATCTCCTGCAAATCCTTCTCCGCCTGCGACACCTCCGTAATCTTCTTGTATAGCTTATACAAGACCGCTCCGAGAGCGATGGCTCCGGCAGCTATCACACCATATCCGGACGCGAGCAGTGCACCCTGCTTTTTGAGGTCCGACATCAGCCACGACTGGCGCACCCAATTGCCCTGTAGTTTGGCGAGCCCCATCTGAAGAAGCAGGTGTGCAGCGTGCAATGTGGCGACCGTGGTCTTGTATGCCGTAGCCGCAGCCTTGGAAATAACAAGCCACGCATAATGCGCCTTGAACGCTATGTTGCTGGCGTTCACCGCTATCTTGTAAGCGATGAAAGCAGCAGTAAGAGTGGCGAGTGTACCTGCGTTCTCCTTGATGAACGTGATGGAAGTGGACATGAACTTCAATAACAAAGTAGTGGAAGAAAGCACATGGCTCATAATCGGCTGCAGCTGCTCACCGAGTGCCACCGCCATCTCCGTCACACCCTTGCGAGCCTTGTCAAGTCCTGCTTGCACCGTAGTATTCTGCACATTAAACTCATTTGTGACAGACGTACCCTCCGCAAACGCCTTAGTCGCTTTCTCCTGCTCCCACCGCACCATATCGAGGTTGCCAGCAAGAGCCGAAATCACCTGCGCAGCTCTCGATCCATTCTCGCCCATGTCCTTGAAGACAGGAGCCAGTACATCGATGTTGCCCAATTCGTGTAGACGATCCAGCAACATCAGCAGTCCCTCGTTAGTGCTCTTCTTCAGCGTTTCGTTGAACTCCTTAGCATTAAGCCCCGTAGCCTTGATGATTTTGTCGTTCTCCTTGAACATATCCATAATGACTTTGGAAACAGCAGTTGCCGACATCTCCACCGCCTGTCCCTGGCTATCCAGCACCGCAGCGAAGCCCATGATTTCCGGGATAGTCATCTTCGCCTGGGCACCCACGCCAGCCATGCGCTGTGTAAAGTTTGCGAGATAAGGAGCAGAAGCCGTGCAGTTCTGCGACAACTCATTAATAACGGAACCCACGGCAAGCAGAGCCTTCTCCGTGCCGAGGCGTTCCTCGTCACCGAAGATGTTTGTCAATTTTGAAAGAGTCAGCGTAGCCCCATCACCGAGGTCGTCCAAAGCCACATTGATTTGGTCGGCAGCTTTTACAAATCCCAATACATCCTCCTGCGATGTTTTGCCCAATCGACCCGCCTCCTGCGCCAACTTATTCAACTCCTCACGCCCCGTTCTGGTGTCTATCTTCTGGAACTCCTCGTTCAGATCCTCTACCTCCGAAGCGTTCATTCCGGTAAACTTGCGGACATTCGCCATCTCCTGGTCCATATCCGCGAAGGCACTCACCGCAGACCGACCGGCGAGGATGATGCCGGTTATAGCAGCCGCGATGCCTGCCAGCGCCGTCTGCCAGTCGTTGAGTTTTCGGTTCATGCGTTCCCACAAACTTTCATTCTCTCGCAGCTGCGAGTTGATGCTTGCAATCTCCGCCTTTACACGCTTGATAGCCTGGCATTGCTTGTTCCACTCCTCTGAACCACGCTCCAAGCCATTGAGGTTTCGTTTCAGCTGTACAAGCACCCTGTTCAGTTCCTTCGGCGATGCTTCATCAAGCCGTTGCAGAGCGTGCTCCACGCCCTGCGCCGCACTCTCAATCTGTGATATTTGTCTGTTGGTTTCCTTCAGCTCACGCTTCAGCTTCGTAAGCTGCTGCTTGTTTCCTGCTTTAGCAGCTTTCTCTATTGCATTTTCGAGGTTGGAAGCCTGCGCCTTTAGCTTTACAAGCATATCTTCAGCCTGTTTTCCGTTCACTGTCAGCGTTACGGTTGCGTTGGTATTAATTGATGACATACGTCTTTCATTTTTGAGGGTTAATTTAAGTGCAAAAATAAGCACCTTAAAATGGCTCTCAAAAGACGGATAATAAAGGATTTACGAGCGTTTCAGGCACCTGAAAGCCGAAGAAATCCTACCATTTTTAACGGCTTGTAAAATCAAACGTTTGATTTTCAAGTCGTTGCAGGGTTGTTAAGGGATGTGCCCTTAACCCCTCTTGATAAAGAGCCCCCGACCGCCCTGCATCGCCTGTCTGACACCTCGCCACTATCAATGCGGAATATGTAAACAAATGTTAAATTCAAGTTGCTTTTATTCGTAAAAAGTGCCAAGTTTCGCAAAAAGCTGAATTTGCAGAAAAACACGCAAGCGAAAAAAAGAGCGAAGGTCTCGGCATCACCTCAAACCGCCACGCCTCGCCATTTAAGGCACGCAAGCGGAAAAAAGAGCGAAGGTCTCAGCATCATCACAAACCGCCAAGCCACGCCATTTAAGGCACGCAAGCGGAAAAAAGAGCGAAGGTCTCGGCATCATCACAAACCGCCACGCCACGCCATTTAAGGCACGCAAGCGGAAAAAGAGCGAAGGTCTCGACATCACCACAAACCGCCACGCCACGCCATTTAAGACACGCAAGCGGAAAAAAGAGCGAAGGTCTCGGACATCACCACATTTTTAAGGCACGAAAGCGGACGACACAGGCAAAAAGCGCACCGCACAGGCACGAAAGCGGACACTACAGGCAGAAAATAGGCACAATAAGCTCGCCACGGCGAACGGGCGGTAATGGGGCTGTGGTGAGGGACAAAAGGTAAATCGTCTGTCGGTCTTCAGCCGACATTGGACGAATTACCTTTTATCCCACACCTCTGCCGTACCTATTGAATAAGCGAGAGTGCCGCCTTACCTATAGCAATCTCGATTGCCATTGGTAAGACGGCTTTCTCGCATTGAAGAATATAGAAAGCGGAGCTTTACAAGGCATGAAGGCGCAGCCTTATAGGGACGGAAGGCTCTGCCTTACCAAAAGCGAATGGATGTGGAGAGGAGTGTAATGAAGTGGAAGTGCAGTGTGCAGGCTTGGCGGATGGAGTCAAGCCTACCACGGAACGGACACGCAATGGAACGGAACGCACATCCTTTCGCCAATAGATGAGACGAAAGGGGGGCGGATACGGAACGGACGGTTACGGGAGTGTAGATAGCCGCTGCCTTTCGGCTGAAGGATTGAGCAGAGCGAAATGAAAAAACCGAGCGCAGATTCACGGATTCATGCGGAGAGCAACGGAGCATGTGTCCGTACCTTCTGAAAGTCAAAGGGTGCAGAGCACTGTTTGACTTACTAAAAAGTATGAAAATATGGAAAAATGATACGGTCAGAATATCCCACGCCGTATCGAGCAGAGCAAACTTGAACGAGGATATTTCGTCTACCCAGAACACATAACTCGTTGCAAATATAATTAGAATAATTGTATTTGCAAAACTATGTATAGAAATTCTTTAAGAAAAAAATAAGTTCGCTGAAAGCGAGGCAGACTACGATGATGACGAAGAGGTCAGCCAAGCTCGCCCAGAGGCGTTGCTTGTATGGGTGATGCGGCATCATCCGCGGAGGCGCAGGCGTGTTCATTGTTCGGTGGCGAGGACCGGCGCAGCCCGTGAAATTGTGTGGCGTGGAATGTAGTGGAGGGAATTTGGGCAGCTGTGGAGAAATGTGTGTGTTGCTTACCCCATGCCGTGACTCGCGTGCTCGCACTTTTCTCGAATGTATGGAGGACTTGTCGACAAAGGAGACGTGTCCTCCTCACATCCGAGAAAAAGAGTTGCGGCGTGGATAAGGGAAGTGGCATACTCTTTTCGGAACTGCAGACCAAATTGGCGTAACGGAATGAAACACCACACAATTTCACTCAGCCATGCAATGGCTGGTCCTCGCCATCGAACAATGAACCGCCGGAGCCGGAGCCACGTATTGGGGAGCTTGCGACCGAATAGGGTTTGGGTGAAGGAGTGAGCGACTGAACATATAAGAGTATGATGGAGCCGGTGACTGAACTTGTAGCTACGACTGAGGGCGTCTGCGACCGAAGTGGATACGTTTGCCGGAGCCGTGGCGACGGATGTAGGTTATGATGGCGACCGCCACTACGAGGATAAGGAGGGCAATGCAGAGCTTTGCCGTGAATGGAACGGAGGTCTTAGACTTCTCACTGCTATTGGACTTGTCAAAAGAAGACTGCTTCGCCTGGGCGAAGGTGTCTTCTTGTTCTTGGGCTGCTACGGACTTCTCCTTTTCCTTATGGGAAAGGTGTAGTCCGTAGATTTTGAGCGTCTGCGGTTGACCGCGGACGGAGGGAGAAAACGCTCCTTGAGCTGATGGAGACGGTTTGCCGTGTGTGGGGTGTGATGCTGAGTACGGCTCGCCACGGACAAAGTCCGTAGCGTTGCCGTGCGAAGTGGAAGGCTTTGCCTTAAAGGAGGCGCTTGGATCGCCCGATGGATAGCTGAAGGAGGAGTACAGAGGGGTTGCGGACGTGTCCGCACCCCCGAATACGACGACGCAGCTATCAAAAGAAAGGGCGGTAAGGCGCTGTAGAGAACTGAATGAAAGATTCTGAGCGGATCGCCATTGAGCTTGCGAAACGGCGTTTCGCTCACTTTCATTGGATGATGATGCTGTCTTTGTGCTCTTGCATGACAATACAAATGCACAAAGAATTAAAATAAGGATTTGTTTCATATCGTTTGTTTTAGATGTTGGCATACTCTGCCGTGGCATCGAATGATGGGCACGCCTTGGCAGCGAAGTCTCGGTGTCCTCGTATTTTGGCATTGGGGAACTGCACTCTGAGTTTACGAAGAAGTGCCACCAATGCGGATTTCTGCTCTTCTGTTCGAGTGTCCTTCGGGTGTTTGCCGTCGGCGGTCAACCCACCGATATAGCAGATTCCTATGGAATTGGCGTTGTGTCCTTGGCAGTGCGCTCCCACTTGTGCGAGCGGTCTGCCAAGATGCACAGAGCCATCGCGGTAGATGACGAAGTGATATCCGATGGATGCAAATCCTCGCTGCCGGTGCCAGCGGTCGATGTCTGCCGTGGTGAAGTCCTTGCCTTCAGGCGTGGCAGAGCAATGGACGATGATAAGATTTATACTGCGCATAATTTTGAGTTTTGAATTTTGAATTGTTCAATGTTGAATTATAAGCCGAACTAAGCCTTTTTAAGCCTCTCTACGCCGTGGAAAATCGGGTGCAGATGGGCGGCATCTAAAAATGACTATTTCATTTTGTAATTTGCCCAACTTGTACTATCTTTGAATAAGATAGGCGGCATCTCAACAATAAAAATATGCAAGCATATTTTGTGTTGTCTTCGATTTGCACTATCTTTGCATAAGATAGGCGGCGCTTCGGCACAATATTCAAGCAAGCTTGATATTCTGCTCTCAACTTGCACTATCTTTGCATATGGCTATTAACTTTAAACTACGAGCGTATGATGGAATTGTTAATAATACTTTGGATAGTGGGCATGCTTTTTGGCATGTCACAAGGCAGAGGAAAGTAAACTACAGAGCTATAATACTAGTGAAGAACTAGATTCTTATTGTGCTTACACATTTCATTTAAGCGTAGTATGCGCAGCTTAGTAGCTGCGCATAGTCAGTCCTTTGGCTTTTTCGGATTCTTCTCTTTGAGTTTGTTGTCGAGGTAGGATCGGAGTTCAGTGTACTTTGTCTGTATGTAGATAGTGACACCGAAGATTGAGCCTGCGTAGATTAGACATTCTGCGAAGATTCCTAACACGGATTCGTGTATTTGTCCGGTGGGCGGTACGATGAAACCTGCGACAGCGAGTGCGAACCCACCGATGAGCATTGCTACGGCGGATAGGATTTGGATTGATTCTTTTGTGTTCTTTTCCATAATGAGTTTGGTGTTTAGATGGTGAGATGTTGTGATGTTGGATTGTTTTGTCTTTTGTTGATGAAATGTGGTTTGCTATCTTTGTGTCGAGTCTGTGGCCGTTGTGCCATTGTTCTCGATGTTGTGGCCGTAGTGCCATTATTCCTAATACTGTGGCGGCCCTTCGGGACTGCCATTGTTCTTTATATGGGGTCTTGTTTTTTCGCTTCTGCTCATATAGGTATTGGTTTTAGTTTATTGTTTTCACCATCCTACTTTGTTTTGTTATCCTCCGTTATCTTGATAGCTGGATTGTAGTGTCAAGTGTGCCCCCATTGTACTGATTTGCGATGGCGCGTACCTTGAATATGGCGAGGTTCGTGCGGAGGTCGCTGAAGGTGAAGGCTTCTGACTTTGAGATTGGCTTGTAGAAGGCGATTGCAAACTTGAAGTAGTGCGTGCGCTGCAAGATGTCGTAGACTTTCTGTCCGTATGGGAGTTTGACGGCAGAGATGAGGTTTGTGGCAGGGTCGATCTCTTTCTTGATGTATGTGAAGAGTTGCTGTGGCGTTGGCTGATACGTTGGCTTCAGGGGGTCAGCGTTCTTGGAATCGTCGCGGAAGAGGATCTGTCCGTTGGGTGCTACGCTGATTTTCTCAGAGTTGAAGAAGCGGTGCCACCCTCTTCGCTTCGCCATTGGCGTGCGTTTCTTCTTGTCGGTCTTTCTGCCGTGTCTGCTGGTGCGGATTGAGTAGCGGAAGAGGATTGGTTTGAGTCCGGATTTGATGAGTTGCTGGACGCCCGGGATGTAAAGTCCGTCCTTTCGGATCTGACATTCGATGTGAATAGTCTCGGACTGCTTCATGGACGAAAGCGTGTTATAGTTGGCTTGCAGATTGCGTATAACTCTCTGTATCGCAGGTATTTTCTGCGCTGCGTTTTTGCATTGGTTGAGGTCTTGAACGTGTTGTGACTGCATGACTCCGGCGCGGTCAGTAGTGGCTGCACGGAGTACGAGAGTATCGCGGAGGGAAGTTATTTCGCCAGTTTTCAGACTGCAGTCGTAGAGTGTGAGGTGCATCAGGTTCGGGTCGTCAGTGCCAGCGCTGATGCCTGTCAGAATTCTGTTGAGACTGGTGAGGTTAGCGTAGAATTTTGAGACCGGGGTCAGCTCCGTCTGCTGCGCCGTGGTGCCGATGACGTTGGCAATTTGCTGGAGAAGATTGCCGAGGACTTGTACGGTGACGGATTCTTCGCGTGTTTCGGACTTGAAACTTTTGATTAGCTCTGTGATTCGGGTGATGTCTGTGGGCATAGTGTGAGTTTTGAGTGTTGAGTTTTGAATTGTCGGCTGCGCCGATTTTGAATTGTTCAATGAGGAATTGTGATAAGCCGAACTAAGCCTTCCTAAGCCTTTCTAAGCCGTGGGGCAATCTTTGTAGTCGGGCTTCCTGGGCTATTGGGTGCGGACTTTGTTGGGCGGCTAGTGATTGTAGCGAACATACTTGTCGTCGAGGGCTCGGGCGACAATGCCGACAAATTCGTGGGCGATGTTGTCGGCGAGGAAGTCGCGGAGATTCATGACGGAAGCGTAATACTTTCGGGAGAACCAGGGTTTCTTCTGACGCTTGCGTTCACGCCCGATGTCGCCTGAGTTGCCTCTTGGGATTTCCTTTCCAGTGCCAAAGTTCTGCCAAAGTCCGTATTCGAGAAAGGACTGCGAGAGTCCGATTTCGATGAAACGTCCGTCGGCTCGGACAGGGAGGGCTTTGAGTGAGCGTAGGAGTCGTCCTGTGTCGATGACGTTGAGAAGCGTGATCTGCTCGCACCAAATCGTGATCATGGTGCGGTTGAAGGCGAACACGAACTTTTCGCGTTCCTCACGCTGTTTGTCATTGCCATTCAGTTGGGTCATAACGTAAATCGGTATAAGTGTCTACTGCAATTTGAAAGAAGGCACAGGCACAGCCTGAGAAGAAGTATTGGTCGATTTCCTGAAAGGAGATGCGAGGGTCGAGGAAGATGTTGTGCTGCTCCTGCTTCGTCTTTTCGAGGATTAGCTTGCTCATGAACTGCCGGAACAGCTCGCGCATGATGTTCATGCACATCTGGCGTGCTTCCATGTCGAGAAGGGCGTGTCGCATGGCGAGGAAGACCGTCTTCACTCTTCGCGTGTGCGGACTGTTGTTCACCTCGATGTAGCCCTGGCTGATGTCGCTGACGGCTACAATGGCGGTGGCTGACTGCATCTGCTGCAGGACTTCCTCGAAGCCGTCGAGTCCGGAGACCCGGGCAAAGACGAAGTCGTGAGCCTTGGCGAACTTGTTCTTTTCGGTGAGGGATGCGAAGAAGGCTGTGGCATCCCAATTGATGTTTGATTGTTGCATGGTGTTGTGTTTTGTGGCTTGGCTTGTTGATTGTTATTAAGCCTTATTGAGCCTTTCTAAGCCTATTTAAGCCGTGGGTGCTACTTTGTTTGCCGCTTGATGTCCTCGGCTTCCTTTGCCTTTGCATCAAGCTCCGTGAGTGCTCGCCATGTGTCCATGTTCAAGACTGCGTCTTCTTTGGTGATGTCGCCTCCAGTGAGTGCACGAATCTGCGCGTTCATGCTTTGGCGGAGCATCTCGCCGATGGGCGGTGCGTAGCCAAGTAGGTTCTGCTCGTCGGCTGACATCGGCTGCAGGAAGTGCGGAAACAGTCGGGCGAAGTATTGCTTCAGCGATGCGAACCAGTAGAAGGCGCAGTAGAGAATCGGGCGTGTCAGGCAGCGAGGCTTGATGCGTGGATATAGAAGCAGCGTGAGGTCTTTCAAACGCTCCTCGTCCTTCGATTGCAGGAAACCCTGGTAATAGTTGTCGCAGGATATAAACGTCGAGAACGGCACGCCTTGGAAGTCGGCTTCGAGCGGACGCGCCTTGCCTATCTTGTTGATGCGAGTCGGGAATGTCGGGAATGTCCTTAGGTAGTCAAGGGCTGCTGTGGCAGACTGTATCTGCTGAAGGGTAAGCGTGGCTTCCTGCTTCGGTCGGTGGCGCTGCTTGACGAGGTATGAGCCGTTGGCGGTGCGGCACAGAAGTCGGAGGTCAGCCCATTTGAATAGGCAGACGGTGAGAATTTCTTCAATCTGCAAGTCGTGCGAGAGCAGACGGAAGAAAAAGAGGAGTTGGCTGTCGGATAAGGACTGCCAATCGTTGGGGAGTGATATACGAAAAAATGCTTCCATACTGCGAAAGTATGAAAGCATTGTTATGGGGGAAAAGACAAGTTAGATGTCATCGGCAATTACCGACTCTCTTTCCGATGTTTCTAATTCTGTATTAATTTTATCTTCGTATTTTATTGAAATACATTGGTCTTTTGAAATTTCTACGGAAATCATTCCTTCGTCTAGGTTATAAAAGTAAACAAATAAGATTTTTTCATCCTTTAACGCTTCCATTTCTTTTCCATCCCCAATTTCATATGGCTTAACAGTTTTCATGAATTTATCTTCAGGTTCACCATATTTAGTTGTATAGTGCTTTGTCATTTCTACAAATTCATTAAGGAGATCTGACCATTCATTTTTCTTTTCAAAATCAATCCGTACGCGCCAAACAGTTTTGGATTTAGGAGTTCCTATGATAAAAAATGTTGCATCTTTGCCTGCAAATTTTCCCTTCATAGCACAACCTTCATCTTGTTTTATTATTGTTTTCAATCCTTTTTCTTCCATTTCTTTCATAAATGTTTGATAAGGACCATCCATAGTAATACCTTTAATGGTGAAATGTTTTTGTGCAGACAAAAGCAATGAGTTTAAAGTTAGAATTAACAATAGAAATAATTTTTTCATAATTTGTATTTTATTATTCTTCTGCAAAGATACAAAATTATTTAGAAGAAGAAACCTCCGGATTGTTTTTTGTTTTTGTATCCATGGTCTTCAAAGAGTTTGGATGTTTCAGAGTCTTTCCACTCGGTGAACACGTTTGCCGGAGCGATGCGAATGAAGTTGACTGCGTCAATGATGCTCGGGATTGGGAACTCGTTCGTGCGGAGTATCGAGAACTCAATGGCTGCGATGCGTTGGTACAAGCGCTGATACCTTGCAGGGTCAGCGGAGGTGCCCCATTGCTTCAGGATGTTGCATTGGCGAAGGGAGTCCATGAGTTGGCGGCTGAAAAACTCCGCTTCGAGTCGGCGCTCGACAACGAGGAGTTGGGCGTGAATCTCCATGAAGTGCTGCCAGATGTGTTCGGTGTAGCCGAGGTGCCGGACTGTGTCAAGGTCGGCGAACATTGTGGCTGCGAAGTAATTGAACTGTTCCGAGTCGGTCCACTGGTGAGCTGCAGGGAGCATGGAGAGGATGATCGTGAGAGCGTCGTCGCGCAGCTTTTCAAGCCCTGCAAGCAGTCGGTCAACACGCTCCTTGGATGCCGGAACTATGTTCTGATTGTTGACTATTCCGAAACCATTGGGGGTGAGGATAAGGTCGAGCTGCGGCACGGCGTGAAGCATGGCATCAGCAGCGACAGCCATACGGCAATGGTGAAGCAGAGGCGAAGAGTCGTCTTCTGTGATTATCTTTTCCAGTACCTTTGATGAGAGGAAAGTCTGGGTTAGCCACGTCTCTGACTGTTGCAGATGATATGCGATTTTGTCGAAGAGAGAGAGTTCCCCGGCAACCGCTTTGAGGGTGTTAGGAACGTATTTTTGCAATATTTCATTGCTGCTTATCAGTGTCTTCATTATTGCCTTGTTTATTGAGTGAAACCTGCTTCGCGTCCTTATTCTCATCAAGCGTAGTTAGCTGAATGAAAGGACAGTCGGGAGTTACGTTCTGCCATTTGTTGAAGTGTATTATCAGTCGGTGAACGCCGAAGAGAAGGTCGTGATAAGGCTTCTGCAGAGCCTGTGCGATGGTGTAAAGCTCGCGCTTGTCTGAGCCGGAGTTATTGGTCTGCGACTTGCCCGGCACCGAGCCGACGAGGTTGGAGTGGACTCGCATCGTGAAGCACATCATATTTACTGCCTCGATGATGTCTGTCGCCCAGTCGCCACCCTCCTTATCCGTCTCGATCTTGTTGATGACCACATCGTGCTGCTCCTCGCCGTTCGGTGAAACGTAGAACGTGGAGAAGAGCACCTTGCCGCTGTTCTCCATGCCGGTGAGGAAGTTGATGATATTGTCCTTCTCCTGACAGACACGCTCCTGCTGCTTTACGCGATCCGTGATGCCCTCGACCTTGAAGATGTTGTTCCAGAAAGAATTGGCAATCTCTATGTGGTACTTTATGGGCGCGGAGTTGCGGAGCTTCGCTTCCTTTGCCACTCCGATGAGCTGCTTGATGTCGTACCACTTGCCCTTGAAGAGAGCTGCGTAGTACGGTATGGGATAATACGTGTTGTCTGGCGTGGGTATGCGACTGACGACAGCGAACTTCTTGTATTTCTTGGAGCGTGTCTGCAGATCCGTGAACGGCGCTTGTGGATTGAGCAGCTCGATACGCTCGATGTTCTCCGGACTGACCGTGTTTCGTCAGTTGGCATAGAGGATGTAAGGTATCACTCCGGACTTGTCGGCAGGAGCAAAGCGGACGTAGCACGCCTGTTTGCGGACGATGCGGACAATGCGACTGGCATCCTCATTGAGGATGATCACGCTGACGCAGAACCCGAAGTGCTTGAAGTCCTGGCATACACCGAGGAAGTATGAAGCGAAGTCGTTGTCAGATGTGAAGTCGTCGACTTCCGATCTGACTCGTTCGGTGGCAAGCTCTGTGTCGTAGACAAGTCCGCTGCCATAGCAGACTTCGGCGTTGAACATCTGGCAGGTGCTCAGTGTCTCGTCGGACTCGATGAGATTGATGATGTTATATGGCATACGGTTGTCGCCACCCCACGGCATGTATTTCATGCGCTCGTTGATGAAGATGGGCGCGATGTCGTTCTCCTCCTTAAAGACTTCAGAAGTCTTGGTGGTGAAGGCAGCAGAGGCATGGGTGCCTGGGATGGTGGCAACGGATGTAGGTGGGATAAATGAAAAATCGCTCATATCTTGCTTTTTTATGGCAAAGATATGAGCGATTGGGCGGTGGGGAAAAGACATGGTTATGTTACTATCCTTATATGATATAACAAATTAATGCCATAACACTTTGGGCAGAATAATGGGTTAGAATTTCCCTTAAATATACTTTCTTCTTTATTCCTTATTATATATCCACATTTGGGGCAAACAACATCATCTGTAGAAGGTCCAAAACTGTGATATTCTTCACTATGATTATCCTCTGTACAGAATGAACCACATTGAGGGCATTGTCTTCCGATAGTTGCATCAGAAAAATCATGTAAAAAAGCCACGATCTCTACTGAATAGCCACAATCACGGCAACTCAAAATACCAGCACCGGTAATTTTACCAAATGAAAGGTATAAATCTCCAGGTTTCAGTTTTAAGTGTGGCAACACACCTTCTGTGTTAAGGCTTTCACTTTCAGGAAAATCTGTAAGCCATGTAGCTTTTGGCACTTTAATTATGTTGTAGTATGTTTTGTCTAATATTTGTAATAAACCTTCATACCTTATATATACATCACCCTTATTGTGATTAGAATATATAATATCGTTTTTTAGAAAATCAATGTCTTCATCCTTAGAAAACCAGTACACGCTAAACGAACAGTGATATATTGCATAGTAAAGACAATCAAAGCGTTTATTGTTTCCGTTGTGCAATTCGGTAATAATTCTTCTATAAAGGACCAGTCGTGTAATAATATAGTCGTGTAAGGTTTCTTTTGCTTCATTGTCAACATTTTTTGAGTCAAAACAAACTCCACAACCGCTGCTTACACAATAGTCCAAAATATCTTCAGAAGAATTATAGGACAGGAAATTTTCTTCTATTTCCTTGATGTAATCAAGAATGAAATTGCTTCTCATATCTTTGTTAGGATCATAAGCCAACACAAAGGCGGAAAGTAGCAATTCTTTTTCAATAGCATCCTTAGCAATGTTCTCATCATCAACAAGAGTAAAATCAATTACTTGCGGTGCTATTTTTCTTATTAATGAATAGACACGTTTGGGAGACCTTGCAAATTTTAAAAGCGATTTAGTAATTATACCCATATAATTATATATGTTTTTTAGTTGAAATTATTATCAAATATACTATTCAGAGAAGAAAGTCTCTTTAGCAGATGGAAAAATCATTGGTATGGTGAATTTCACTTTGTTAGCAGCTTCAATTTCTTTAGAGTTCTTTCCTCCAAGGTTTTGGTATAGCTTGTCATATGTAGTTTTGAAAAGATACTCATCTTCAAATTGACCTACTAAAACAGTAATATCACAAATAACATCGGTGAAAACAAACAATTTAATTTACTCGCAAAAAGAGCTTCAAATTCAATGTTTCTTATTACAATATCACCGCTACACAGTTCCTCAAAATCGTATTTTTTATTTGTAAGATATTTTACCAGCTCTTTACTGCTGGTTTTTGTCAGCGTACATCCGAAGAAGGTACGCTTTATTGATTTATTATTTTCGCTCATATTTTTTTCCATAATAAATTAGGTTTAAAATGTAAAAGCAAAGGTAGTCATAATAATCAATAAAAGTATAAACGTTTCTGAAAAACTTCTGTAATGGATAAAATGTTTGTTGTTGGAAAAGAGAGTGAACTTAGATGAGTATGATTAAATGATGAATGTATAGCGGATAGTATTAAAAAATCGCTCATATCTTGCTTTTTTAGGGCAAAGATATGAGCGAAGGATGAAGGGGAAAAAGACAAGACGTATAATACATAAACCATTATTTTTAGTGTAAGATTATGCCCTTGCCTAAAAGCCTTTGTGTAGCGTATGATTAGAGTTAACATTATGAAATTTGCAATAAAATATTCTCAATACCAATATTTTCTGTTGAAACAAACGTAACTATCAGATATTTTAATTATTTTTGTAGCATAAATTAGATAAAAATATGAAATTAAATCGCATACGTATTATATTAAAGGAGAAAGGCATCAGTCAAACATGGCTTGCAGAAAAGCTCGGAAAAAGTTTCAGTACGGTAAACTCATACGTCTGCAACCGCAGTCAGCCCAACCTCACAACGCTGCTTGAAATTGCCCAACTATTGTCGGTAGATATGAAAGACCTTATCACCGACAAAGAAGAACGAAAACAATAACATAAACGTAAGCAATAAAATAAAAGATACAAAGCCCTATGGAACAATCACAATACAACGCACTGTTCTCGTTTATCTGGAACATTGCCAACGACGTGCTTGTAAATGCCTTCAACAAAGGCGACTACAAGCGCATCATATTGCCGATGCTCGTGCTGCGCCGCATCGATGTACTCCTTGAGCCCACAAAGGATTCCGTGCTTGAACGTAAGGAGCAGCTCGACGCAGCCCATTTCGAGAACCAAGCACCACTGTTGACAGCCGTAACTGGCTATCCGTTCTACAACACTTCAAAGTTTACAATGAAAACCTTGAAGAGTGAGATAGACCCATTGCGCCTGAAGATGAATTTCATAGATTATCTGAATGGCTACAGCAAGGACGTGCTCGACATCATCGACAAGATGCACATACGCCAGATTGTGGACAACCTTACGGAGGCGGAACGCCTTGGCAGTGTAATCGAGAAATTCACGTCAGACAAGATAAACCTCAGCAGCAAGCCAGTATTGGACGGTGAGGGCAATGTGGTGCATCCAGCCCTCGACAACCACACCGTAGGCACGATGTTCGAGGAGTTGCTGCGCAAATTCAACGAGGAGAACAACGTGACCGAAGCCGGAGAACACTTCACGCCACGCGACTATGTAAACCTCCTTGCCGACATTGCCGTGTTGCCAGTGGCAGACAAAATCACCGACACAACATATAGCATATATGACGGAGCTTGCGGCACAGGCGGCATACTCACCATAGCCCAGGAACGCATCAGCCAGATAGCCAAGGAGAAAGGCAAGAACGTGAATATCAACATCTACGGACAAGAACTGCTTGCCGATACCTACGCAACCTGTAAAGCCGACCTTATGATTTCGGGGCATGTAAAATCTTTCCAATATCAATATGCAGGAAGCGAGCGAGAATACATCGCTTTCGACTCCACCATCTCGCGTGACGGACACGCAGGAGAGACCTTCGACTTCTGCATCTCCAACCCGCCATTCGGCACACCATGGAAAGAAGACTTGAAGAAACGTGGACTTACAGAAAAGGAGAAAGCCAAATACACCGACTCGCGCTTCACCATCAGCGTAGGCAGTGGCGACGAGAGAAAGGAGATAAGTTTCCTGCCCGACATCAGCGACTGCCAAATGTTGTTCCTTGCCAACAACATCAGCAGAATGGTGGACGACACCGAGCTTGGCACACGAATCGTAGAGGTACATAACGGCTCTTCGCTCTTCACTGGCAATGCAGGGAGCGGTGCAAGTAACTTGCGCCAATACATCATCGAGAATGACCTCTTGGAAGCCATCATCGCCATGCCCGAAAAGGACTTCTACAACACGGGCATCGGCACATACATCTGGGTGGTGACCAACCGTAAGGAGGATCGTCGCCGTGGCAAGGTGCAGCTCATAGATGCCACAGGCATCAAGACACCGCTGCGCAAAAATCTCGGCGAGAAGAACTGCGAGACCAACGAGGATGACCGTCGCACAATACTGAAGATGCTCACCGACTTTCGTGAGACGGAACAGAGCAAGATATTCCCCAACCAAGAGTTCGGCTATTGGAGCGTTACGGTGGAACGCCCATTGCGCATAGTGTACGAGAACCCAGAAAACATCACGCTGCCCGAACTGAAAAAGGCGGAGGATGTGGCACTGCTCCAGCGAGTGCTCGACGCATGGAAAGAGAACCTCGGCGGACATACCGTGGGCGACTACGCCATGTTCATCATGCTCGACCAGATGAAGATAAAAGTGCCAGCCGCAAAGATAAAACTCGTGCGTCAGTATCTCGGGCGCAGAGACGAGCGTGCCGATGTGTGCCACACCAAGCCAACAAAGCTCAACAGCCCAGTGGAGTGCGATCCCATGCTACGCGACGTAGAGCAAGTGCCATTGCTTTACCCCGGCGGCATAGACGCATTTATGGAGAATGAGGTGAAGCCATACGCTCCCGATGCCTACTACAACGCCGACAGCGTGGTGGTGGGCTATGAGTTGTCATTCACCAAATATTTCTATAAGCCAGTAGAACTGCGCTCCATTGCCGACATCACTGCCGACATCAGCAACATTGAGAGCAATCTGAAAGGAGTGCTCGGTGATATTCTGAATGTATAACCCTAAAACATTCACATCAATATGAAAAAATACAATGCATATAAAGACAGCGGCGTGAAATGGATTGGGGAGATACCGAGCCATTGGAAAATGGTTATTAATGGTATGCTTTTTCATGAGGAAATCAGAAAGCCAGAAATCCAAGACATGCCCTTATCGCTTTCTCAAAAAAGTGGTGTTGTTTTCGCGGATGAATTAGACATCAAAACTTTAAGGACATCGAGCTATGAAAATTGGAAAAGGGTTATTGAAAACGATTTGGTGCTGAACAGATTCAAAGCTCATTTGGGAGTATTGTTTGCGTCATCGCTCAAAGGCATGGTATCATTCCACTATGGAGTTTTTGCACCACGTATAAAATTGCTTCCAAAATATTATGAGTATCTTTTCCATACAGAAAAGTACAAATATAAGTATGCTGCAAGTTCTAAAGGTATGACAGTGGGATTACAAAATCTTTCCAACCAAGATTTCTATGCCGTTAAAAGTATATTTCCTCCATACGAAGAGCAGCAAGCGATAGTTGATTATTTGAAAGATAAAACCCTTAAAATTGAGCAATATGTTTCCGCAAGAGAGAGAGAGAGAGAGCTGTTTGACAGCTTAAAGCAATCGGAGATTGCAAATATAGTTACCAAAGGACTGAACCCGAATGTTAAAATGAAAGATTCGGGTATTCCTTGGATTGGGGAGATTCCGGAGCATTGGGAGGTTAGGACCTTATCACAGATGTCAAGGGATCATTTTATCTCCAATAAGAATGTACATCACCAAAATCTGCTTTCACTCAGCTATGGTAAAATAGTAAATAAAGATATAAATACAACAGAAGGGTTACTTCCTGCATCTTTCGACAGTTATCAAATTGTTGAAGATGGCAATATTGTACTTCGATTAACGGATTTACAAAATGACCATAAAAGTTTAAGGGTTGGACTCTCCACACAAGAAGGAATAATCACATCCGCCTATCTCGCATTGGAAACTTTTAATGACATAATTCCATTATACTTATATTATCTTCTACACACAATCGATGTAAAGAAAGTGTTTTATAGTATGGGGAATGGTTTAAGGCAAAGTTTGAATTGGACGGAATTGAGAAAACTAAAATGTGTCGTTCCCCCTCTCTCCGAACAGCAAGCCATCGTCGCCTACATAGACGAGAAGCTCCAGAAGATAGACCAGTACATGACCGACCTCCAGCGAGAGATAGACTATTTGAAGGAGTTTAAGCAGCGGCTGATAAGCGATGCCGTTACAGGCCAATTATGTATAACAAATCAATAAGGAGGGCACAACAATGAGCAAGAAAGAGAAAGACATCGCCTTCTTTGTGGCGTTCTGCATAGAAGAATACAGAGCAGCCAAGGGGTTGACAGGCGAAGAAGTGATGGAGTTGTTCGCCAAGTATGGCGTGACAGACTATCTAAGCAAATGCTTTGAGCCGCTCCACACACAAGGGCGGCAGTGGCTGATAGCAGAGATTGACGAGTTTATTGAAATCAGAAAAAAGGAAGAAGTATGAAGATATATCACGGAAGTTTGGAAACAGTAGAGCATCCCAAGATACTCCAGCCTAACCGCAAGCTTGACTATGGCGAAGGATTCTACACCACGACATCAGAAAAGCAAGCCGAGGAATGGGTGAGGCGACGTATGCTCGAAAACAAAGCCACACACGGCTATGTCAACATATACGAGTTTGAAGCAGGGAAGTTAGAAGAGTTCAAGAGCCTCATATTCTCCGAACCAACCGAGGAATGGGCAAAATTCGTCATGGCAAACAGAACCCAGAAAGAGTTTACCCACGACTACGACATTGTGTATGGTCCAGTAGCCAACGACAGAGTGTATTTCCAGTTCGGGCTGTATGAGTCAGGAGCCATCAGCGTAGACACGCTAATCCGCGAACTCAAAACCTACAAACTCGTAGACCAGTACCTTTTCCACACGGAGAAGGCACTAACAGCCCTGCATTTCGTAGAATCAAGAAAAATAGAATTGTGATATGTTCCAGATAAATCAAAACAACCTTCACCTGCTACTTCCGGGAAAAGTAAGCTGGCTCGTGGAATACCTGCACGATGATTATGGGTTTTCCCTTCAAGACTGCCTAAGTCGCATATACCGCTCGAAGCTATACAAAAAACTCTCGACCGAGAGCACCAAGTACTGGCATCTCGGTCCGGTAGATCTGTACAATGAACTGAAAGCAGAACTATAAAACAAAGACCTATGCCAACAGACACATCCGAGAAAGAACTTGAGCGCATCCTCACCACATATCTATGCGACAAGCAAGGCTATGAACAAGGAGCATCAGATGACTATAACAAAGAATACGGCATCGACACAGGGCGGCTGAAACGCTTTATTCTCGCCACACAGAAAGACAAGGTACAAAATACCCAGTGCTTCGCCAATGGCGTAAGTGAACGCAAGTTTTTCAGCAAGCTAAGCCGTGACCTAAGCAAATACGGCGTAACCTATATGCTGCGCAAGGGTTTCAAATATATCGAGACATTCGATTTATACTACCCCCTGCCCTCCGAGCTGAACCCAACGGCGCAGAAGATGTACAATGAGAATATCTTCTGCGTGACACGCCAGCTATATTACAGCACCCAATGCACCGACAGCATCGACGTGTACATCACGCTGAACGGTCTGCCCATCATGACCATGGAACTGAAGAACCACTACACAGGACAGACCATAGACAACGCCATAAAGCAATATCGTGATGACCGCAACCCCAAAGCTGATCCAACGGCACTGATATTGCAGAAGCGCCGCTGCGCCGTACACTTCGCCGTTGACGACGACAGCGTGATGATGTGTACAGAACTGAAAGGCAAGCAGTCATGGTTTTTACCGTTCAACAAAGGCGTAAACGGCGGAGCCGGTAACCCAAACCACCCCGACGGTATGCGCACCGCTTACATGTGGGAAGAAGTGCTCGGCAAGCAGTCGCTCTCCGACATACTGGAGAACTATGCCCAAATAATACACAAGGAGAAGACCGTAAAGAACAAGAAGACAGGCAAGAAAGAAACGAAGACAGTGGAGATCAACATCTGGCCACGCTACCACCAACTCGACTGCGTGCGCAAGCTCCTTCAAGCCACGAAAGAGGGGGGTGTGGGACAGCGTTTCCTTGTGCAGCACTCAGCAGGCAGCGGCAAGTCAAACTCAATCACATGGCTTGCCTACCAACTCGTAGGACTGCTCGACGGCACACGCGCACTGCTTGACAGCGTAATAGTAGTGACCGACCGTGTGAACCTCGATACCCAGATACGTGACAACATCAATGCCTTCAAGAAGCTGCAGAACATCGTGGGATGGGCAGATTCCTCCAAGACACTGCAAGATGCGCTAAAAGACGGCAAGAAGATAATCATCACCACTATACACAAGTTTTCCTATATTCTTGAAACCATTGGCACAGAACTGCGAGGCAAGCGTTTCGGCATCATCATCGACGAGGCACACAGCAGTCAGAATGGGTCAATGTCGGCAAAGGAGAACCTTGTGCTCTCTGGCACGGTGACCAACAAAGAAGAAGACCTTGAAGACAAGTTGAATAAAATCATCGAGGGACGCAAGATGGTAAAGAACGCCAACTACTACGCCTTTACCGCCACACCAAAGGAAAAAACGCTGAATATGTTCGGTATTCCACAGGAACAGCCCGATGGAAAAGTCAAGCGTTATCCGTTCCACGAATACACCATGAAACAAGCCATTGAGGAAGGGTTTATCATGGACGTGTTGCAGAACTACACCACATACACCAGTTTCTACAAAGTGGTAAAGACCATCGCCTCCGACCCAGAGTTTGACGAGAAGAAGGCCCAGAAAAAGATACGAGCATACGTTGAGGGTAGACCAGAAACAATACGGCAGAAAGCAGAAATAATAGTCAACCATTTTCTGACATCCGTGATAGAACGTGGCAAGATAGGCGGCGAGGCTCGCGCCATGGTGGTGACAAGCAGCATCATCCGCGCCATAGATTTCTACTATGACATCAACCGATTGTTTGAAGAAAGGAAGAACCCATATCGTGCCATCGTGGCGTTCTCCGGCAGCAAGGAATACAACGGAAAGACAGTGACAGAAGCCGACGTAAACGGTTTCCCATCAAAGGATATAGAGGATAAGATGGAAGAAGACCCATACCGCATATTGGTAGTGGCAAATAAGTTTCAGACCGGCTATGACCAGCCGCTTCTGCATAGTATGTATGTGGACAAGCAACTCTCGGACGTGGCAGCCGTGCAGACCCTGTCGCGCCTAAACCGCTGCCACCCATTGAAACGAGACACCTTTGTGCTTGATTTCTGCAACGACATAGACACCATAAAACAATCGTTTCAGCGATTCTACAAGACCACAATACTCTCCGATGAAGTTGACCCAAACAACCTCAACGACCTCCTCGACATCATAGAGCCATGCAATATCTATACCGAAGCGGAGGTAAAAGAACTCAATGAGAAATACTGGGCAGGTGAAGAGCGTAGCCTTCTTGACCCGGTAGTGAACAAAGCCGTGGATAGATTCAAAACTCTTGAAGAAGGAACACAGATAAAGTGCAAGAGCAGCATGAAAGCATTTGTGCGCAACTATCCTTTCATAGCAGCCGTAACACCGTACAAAAATGTGGAATGGGAAATGCTCAACACCTATTTCATGCTCCTTGTGCGCAAGCTACCAAAGCTCAAAGACGAGGACTTCACCGAAGGACTGGAAGAGTGCATCGACCTCGACCAGATACAGACAGTGAAAGTAGCAGAGCACAATGCCGAGTTGGAGAATAAGGACACAGAGATAGACCCGATACCAGTGGGAGCAGGTAAAGGCGGTAAGCAAACGCCTGAAATGGCAAGGCTAAGCGATATCCTCGACCAGTTCAACGAGATAAACTGGCAGAATATAGAAACAGTGAAAGAACAGATAGACAGTTTGCCCGGACGTTTGCAAGCCGACGAAAACTTTGTGAACGCCGTCAAGAACAGCAACCACGAAACAGCACAGAAACAAGGGTTTGCTTCTATGATGAACATCGTGATACAGATGATGAGCGAGAGCACGGAGTTTTGCCGCCAGTACCTTGACAACAGAAATTTCCAGAACGCCATCAATGACAGAGTGTTCAACAAGGTTTACAGAGATATAATGAAGACAAAGTAAATTAAACTCTATGAAATACGCATATAAGTCATTGAATACAAAAGCAGAAATAGAAGAACTATTTTCTGAAATAAACAGCCGTACTAATTTTCCTGTAAAAGATTGGTATCTCAAAGACGGACTGAAAATATATGGATATTTCTATGACGAGGAAGCCAAAGGCGTTTATTACACGTTTTTCTTTTGTTTTGGTCAGACTATCGAACCCGACAAAGTAGCCAGCCCTGCCAACAATACAATATGGCAACAATTACGGCGATATGGTTCAAGCGGCAAGTACAAGGGGCTGAAAGATATAAGAGGCAATGTGGTATTGCCTAACATATATGAGAATATTGAGTTTCTCGTTTCCACTGATACAAATGTATATTTTAAGGTGGAGAAATGTGGAAAATATGGAATTTGTCGCATTCAAGCAAACAATGTAGAAAACGTTGCTCCGACACAATATGAAGACATCTTTGATGCCGGCGAATACACTTTGGGTTATATAAGAGAAGGCAAAGTAGGATTTATGTCTCTCAATGGTGAATGTATTACAGAGGCCAAATATAGAAATTTGCCAGATTACAACCATTTCTATGACGGAAAGGCTCTCACTTGCTTAGTCGACCCGAATGGAATAGAACATTATATTAATCACTACGGAGATTATGTAGGGACTCCAGAATATCTCTGCGACATGAGAGATGACTTTGGATTTGACAAAGAGATACCAGATGCTTTAGATGCGTATGAAGGTGATGAGTCGAATCGCTGGAATACAGATTGA